AGGCGCGAGGAAAGATCCCTTGAGAATATCCATGAGCTCCATCTTGATGGAGTCTCCAGAACCGTTACGGACAGTTCCCTCAGAGCTGATGGCTACGATAAGGTAGTCATCGATTCCACCCTTTGAGGCTCCCTGTTCTAGAGCACCGACAACGTCTTCTCTAAGATCACCAGACAACCACTCATCCACCGTAGCGACCTTACAACGAAGTCCCTGCAGTTTGTGAATAGCCATCGGTCGGATCTCAAGGAAGGAGCCGGTGAGGAAGTTCTCAATACCTCGTTTGGTTGCAGCCAGCTTTACACGATCGGCGCGATTACCGGTAGTGTTCTGCAAGCTGCCCTGAGTCAGGAACTCGAACAGCGGTCCCCGGCTTCGGGTGATCGAAGTTCGAATGGGGCTCAGGACTTCTTCCGCCTGCTTCATCGTAGGGGCGGTGGTGATCTGATGCGTGGTCGAAGTATCAATGTTCAGAAAATAGCTCTGAAGACATGCGGCGTACATTGACTTCGCTGCACCACGCGCGACGATCAAATATTGCTTAGTGGTTAGCCGCTTCTTAACCGTTTTCCACACGTAGCCGCCTTTGAAGATAGGCGTCGGTGGAGAGTAGGATTTTACTTCGACAAAGACCCACCAACCGAAAATCTCCTCTGCCCACAACTTGAAAGTGTCAAGAAGTTTAAGAGGTTCTCCATCGGTCAGCGTGAGCTCTGCCTCGCAGTAAGCGATGAATCCATTAATAGCCAGATCATCGTAGAAGACGTTCGGGTCGGCGATTAGAGCGTCGATCCGGTTCATCTCCATCGAGATCTCTTCGTTGATGAGGATCTCGCCTCGAATTACTTTATCCCGAAAGCGGCCATAGTAGATAGGAGTCGCTGTGTTAGATAGTGCCATGGCCCGCCTTTCAGTCTAGTGGAAAATACTCACACCGCCAGGGCCAATAAGCAACCCCACTACGATCAGAGCAATCCCGAGGGCAAGCTCGCCGCTGAAGGCCTTCACGAGACCGGTGACGACGAGAATAACTGCAATGAGCCAGAGAATAAAATCCATCATTTCCCCTTAACTTGTTTTGCGTACTCTTTAATGGCAGAACGAGGGATCTTCTTGGGATCGACGTATCCGTCACGCTTCTTGATGACGCCCGTGGGCTGAATGGTCTTCGTACCCTTAACCCCGACCTTTCGAGTCTGAGTTCCAACCCGGCGTCCCTCTTTGTCGAAGATCTCAAGTTTCTGGGTCTTCCGCATAGAGGAAAGTTTGACTGAGCCACTTTCGGTACGAACCGTCTTAGCAAAGTCTCGACCGACCGAGTAACGAGCCATCTCTTCGGGAGTCAAGTGAATTTTAGTCTTGATCTTCGGGTTGTTCTCAAGGTTCTTGAAGAACACCTTGTAGCCAGTATACATTCGAGCAACCTTGGCCGCGGTGAAATATGCAGCAGTGACTCCAGCAGGAGCAGCGCCGGTCGCAAGGTTAGCCCCAACGAAAGCGGCCGTATAGGCCCCAAGGACACCCCATTCGTACTTGGTACCCAGTGCGGCATTAACCGCACGACGAGCTGGAGTGTTCAGTTTAGCGATTCGTTCAACTCGACGATTCTCGCTATCGAAGGTCTTGACGTTGACTTTGACCGGGGTACCCTTAGGAAGACTAGCCTTTGCGACCTTGGTTGCATTCTTCTTCACGATCTTACCGTCAGAGACGATAGCCTTCGCCGTTCGAATCTCGTCGGGACTATAGGTCGGACGTCCAGCAACCTTAATGCTACCTCCACCGTCGTCAGACCTACGAACACCCCATCGCATACCCTTGGTGCCGTAGTGCTTGAGGTGATTGGTCATCTCAAGCAGAGTAGGCATGATAGACTTGTCGGACATTACGAACCTCCAGAGGGCGTCAGAATTCGGGTGTTCTTATCGACCTGCGTGATGTCGTAGATAGTGTCAGACTTCTTAGCCTTCTTCTGCTTAGGCGGCTTGTCGTCTGCGTCCTTGGTGGACTTGTAACCGTTTGCAGTGTTCCGCTTATCAAAGAGGTTGTTGAACTCCTTGTTGAGCTGAGTACTCATAGCCTTACCAGTCATCTTGTCCAGTTCAGCAAAGACGCCAAAGAGAGGGGAAGACTTGCTGATCAGTTTGATGACCTTGGAGGTACGAGACGGCTTCTTAAGCTGAGCCTTGTACTTCCGATAGTCGGCCTCATACTTCAGAGCGTCAACCTTTTCCTTCATCTTCTTGTTAGCCGCAGCCTGGCTGGATTCTTTCTTCTCGGCCTTAGCCGAAGACTTGTCGTTACCCTGCTTTCCCTGACTAGGCTCCGCGGGCTTTTTAAAGATACCGAGGTCGTCGTACTGCTTGGTCAGGTTAGCTCGAGCAATGAAAGTGCGAAGCTCTTCGTTCGACATCTCGTGCTGCTTTTTAAGAGCAAGCTTAGCGAAAGTCTCAGCATCCTTAGAGAGATACGTCTCTTTCCACTTACCGTCAGGCTGCTTCTGGACCGTGATAGAACTACCATCGGCCCGGGCGGCTGTGCGAATCTCGCCCGGAGGCGCGGCCTTAAGTTCCTTGTTGATCTTTCGGTTGGCGCCAGAGATAGTAAAGCCTGCGCTGGGGTCTTCACGACGAACACCCCAGCGCATACCCTTAACACCAAAGTGAGCAAGGAAGTTGTCGACATCAGAAGGCTCAGAGCCTGCACCGACACCGAAGCCCGCTAGAAACTCTGATACTTTGTCTGCCATTTTGACCTCCTCTAATCTTTGTGTTAAGGACTAAGACCAAGTAACCGTTGTGTATGCTACACGACCGCGGCGCGGCTGACCCGGGGCTCCCGCACCGTTTGTCAAAGCACGACCACCACCAGGACCACCACCGGGGTCTCCACCCCGACCGCCGCCCGCAGTGCTGCCGTTCCACCCAGCCACTGTACCGTTACCAGGTGTTCCACCAACACCACCAGCGATGTTAGGAGTTGACGCAGCTGCGCCACCAGTGCCGCCTCGTCCTGCTCCACCAGTGTTACCAGCTGTTGCCGCTCCACCATCGAGCTTGTTGTCTCCAACAGAGTTGACAGCAAGTCCTGGAGGACCGACCGATGGGTTACCCGGTGAAATGCTAGACGCCGCAGCCTTAGCGATAGATGTGGAGTTCCACCACGAGTCAGTACCTGCAGTAAGTCCTGTTGCCGTATTGTAGGCTGTTCCCGTGCCAGCAACTCCACTGCCGTAAGGAACGGAATCTCCTGGATTGGGAGTATAGTCCGTGCCCCAAACCGCGGCACCGCCACCTACACCGCCGCCACCCTGACCTGTTCCTCCGCGAGATCCAGACGATGCTCCAATGAGTTCATATCGACAACCGAATTCGGGGGCGTAGTTAGCCGGAAGAGCCACTGACCCGCTGCCCGTTAGAGGTACTATGACCTCCGTATAGGAAGCGACAAGCGGACGACGACTAGAGGCAATTACTCCGCCGCTCATGTCGTCAGATCTCCGTAGGCCACCCATTCGTTCAGGCCGATCTTGCGGAGGCCGAATACTCCGTACTGACCATTAACCTTCAGACCAGCAGAAGAGCGAATAGTAACACCACCAGATGCAACAATAGTCAAATCACCAGCGCCATAACGCATGCCCTCGAACACCGAGCCAATCGGAATAGCCGCAGTCGCTTGAGTGGGAACGTAAAGACCCTGAGCCGTAGGATAGTCGCAACGAATAAACTGTCCAGCCAAGGCGGCTGACAGAACAGGTGAAACAATGGTCTTGAGGTGGATTGTCTGAGGGATAGGCTGAGGACTGAGAGACCCAGATCCAGCGATAACTTCAGCAATCTTCCGAGCGAACTCGGTACTCATACCATTGATCGGGTGTGCGTTATCCGGGCCAAGAGCTCCTTGTGCAAGCGCAAAGGCTCCGTCATGCATGAAATCGCGCTCGTCAAAGTATACAGCGTCTAGCTCTTCGGCCAAAGCATACTTAGCCTTCGAGTAGTTAGCCACATTGGTCGCGTTCGAACCAGAGAAGAAAACACCACCGGTTAGAATAACGTCAGCATTTGGCCACCAGTTTCGCATGACACGGATGTCGTCGATAGCAGCAGCCCATGGGTCGTCATTCAGCATGTCGTTTCCGCCGATACCGATCAGAATGCAATCGGGGACCGGAAAACCAGTAGTTCCGCGGAGGATCTCACGAGCCATCTTCAACGAAGTTCCGGCAGAACCATCAGTCCAGGAAACAGTAGCACTTACGCCCGCGCGAGAGCCGCCAAAAGCCAAGTTATGGCTGGAGATACCCGTCGCCTTAGAGACCTGGAAGGCCGAAATATAGACATAGTTGGACGGTGCCGTGATGACAATCCGGTGAGTCGTATCACTGAGTCCAGAGACCGTGACCTTAACAGAGCCGCCGGAACCGCCCAGGGCAGGTACGTTGACCGAAGCTGCTCCGTCGATACTGTAAGACCAAGCAGCAGAGTTGTCCGTGTAGTAGATCCAAACATCCGTGCCGGCCTGTTCTGTCTCGTAAGTGACAGTGGAACCAGCGTAAAGCATCAAGAACGGATATGCCGAATAAACAGTTCCGGACGTAATAATCCT